CGTTTTCAGGGGGCCGCAGGCTGACTTCAGGCAGGTCAGTAGTGGTACGGTGAAATCTGTGATGATCCGCCCCGTTCCACACGTTGAGGCTGCCGTTACGCTGGCGCTGGGTCCACTCACCCGGGATCTCTGGGATAAGGATCTTGGTGTTCTTGTCCATGGCACTCTCCCTTTAGGCAGCCTTCCGCTGATCCAGCACCAGTTGGCGAGCCGCTTCAAACTCGCTGCCAAGGATCTCGGCGGCACTCTCGATGTTCTCGTTTCCATCCTCAAGCCGTAGGCCGAGGTTCAGGTAAACGACCCCGTCCAACTCGAAGAACACGCCGCCGCACATCCACAGGGCGCCGCGGTTCAGCCCAATCGCTTCCCAGGCTTCATCCATGTCGATGCTGCCGGGACAATGTTCCTTCCAGAGTGCCGACAGTCGCTCATGCTCGGCGACCTGAGCGGCGCGCGCTTCCTTTGGTGTTCCTTTCGCCGGCTTGGCGCTTGAGCGCAGGGCGCGGTATTCGTACTGGTCGGGGCGGCACCAGTGCACGTCCAGCTCGCGGCTATCACTGATCTTCACGCCGCCGACGTAGCTTCGATTACCTGACCGCATCGGCGAGGCCGCACCACCGAACACCTGGCCAAGTTTGGCGCGCTGGGCGTCCCACTCTTTGCGCTTGGTTTCCCAGGCGATGACCGCCGCCACCACGGCAGGGTCGGTGGTCTTGTACATGTAGTTGCTCATGGACTATCTCCAGTCAGGCGCCGCCCTCCGGAACCGGTGGTGGCGTAATGTCATTTTTTGGGCTATTGCTTGATGGCCCGGCATGAGGCCGGAATGAGGAGCTAAACAATATGCCGATGAAAATTACAATTAACCGCGGCGGTTTGGATCAATTGTTAAAAAACGCGAAGGAGCTGGAAGGTACGCACCAGGTGAAGTTGGTTGATATGTTCAATCCAGAGTTTGTTTCTAAACATAGCAAGTTTGCCGATCTGGACGCTTTATTTGCTGCATCTGGGTTCAAGATTGACACCGCTGATGATTTGGCTGCCGTCCCTGATGATGAGTGGGACAAATTCATTTCTGAAAATACAGACTTCAGCAGCTGGGCAGAAATGCAGAGCTCAGCGGGAACCGAGCACGTGAGGGCGCGGCTGAACAAAGGCGTGTAGGGGATAAGGTCAGTAGGGAGCAATGACCTCGTCACCTGAGTCTTTTCTGGTTTCCCTCAAGCTTTGATTGTGAAATTCCCGCGCCACGTTTTCGCTAATCACGATTTCGTGGCGTGGATACCGCAAGAACTCGCGCAGCTCGTCGTCGCCCATCAAGTCCATCTTCATGATGGCGATCTGCAGAACCTCGCTGATGATCGGCACCTGGCCGCGAAGCCGGATCCGCTCCATGGCCTGCTCGATGCCCGGCCTGAACTTGTGCCGCAATTCCTTCTCGGCGACCGCCAGCCGCTTCTGCGCAGCCTTGGCCGAGCGTTCCTGCGATGTTTTCGCCATGGCCTACCTCTTCTATTCCGCTGGCCGGCAGTGCGAGCAAGGTTTGACGTTTGCGTTGCTGGGTGCGGGCTATGCGGCGCATGAAGTGCTGCCACGTTGCGCTTTGGGGTAGTCGATCCCGTGCGCCGCGATGATCCGCTCGAAGGCCTTGTTGCCGATCGCCAGCTTCCCGCAGCACTGGCGCCGGGTGATGCCCAGTTCCAGGAAGGCCCTTATCCGCTCGGCGTGCTTCGCGTCGCGCTCCTTGTCGACCGTGTTGTGGACCAGGTTGCGTGCACCGCCCCGGGTTGGCGCCTTAAATGTGATGTCGTACCGGGCGGCGTGGTTGTAGATGAGCCGTCGACTGACGCCGAGGGCAGCAGCCACTTCGGTCTGGGTGTGCGTGACGCCGAGTTGGCGTATCTGCTCAACCAGCTTCAGGCGGGCCTGGGTGCGGATGTCATTCTTGTCGAGGAGCAGGTGAGACGCTTCAGTCCGACGACGAACAAATGGCTTCGGCGCCGGGGGCATCTGGTTGCTGTAGGTGATTGGCTTTGGCTTGTAGCCGATGGGCGCTGCTTCTTCGATCTGGCCGCCGCTGGCCAGGTACTTGGCGACCTGCGCGGCCAGTTCATCCGAGACCGGGCGAAGCTGCTCGACCATGCTGAGGTGGTTGCTGATCATGCTGCCTTACTCCTGAGCGCCGCCTCGTACCCATCGACCAGCAGCTTGAATTCCCACAGGTCTTCTTCGAGGCTTTCGATGTAGTCGTTGTCGCGCTTGAACTCTTTCCACCAGAGCTGTCGGCCCACCGGCTTTAACAGCGGGCAGTACATCCCGATGTGCCACCACTTCCGGTCGGTGATCCACATGCAGCCCTGCACCTGGTCGATGACTTCGCTGGCATCGTTGTCGATGTGGAAAGAGCGGAGCTTGTCGGGCGCGAGGAAGCACTTGTACTCGGAGCCACCGTCTTCTCCGATAAATCCGTCCGCGCTGGCGCCGAACACACCGTCATCCGTTTTGACCAATCCGACCTGGGTGACGATGAGCCCGGTCTGGATTTCGTGCTCCATTCGCGCTTCGGGTTCCAGTTCGTGACCCCTGCGCATCTGCCAGGTCTCGAAACCACCGTCCAGAGGCAAGCCGCCGATTCGTTCGACTGCCAGCTCAAAGGCGTACGAGAGGGCAGCGTTTGACGGTTCGCCTACCTTCTCGCCGTCAAGTGCGCGCAACACAACTTCAGCTCTTGGCGCAGCTTTGTAGCCGGCCAATTCGCGCGAGCGGGCCTCGCTGTGTCCGTTAAGCATCGCATTCACATAGGTTTTCTGCTGCGAAGTTAAGCCGTTCACTTTGGAGCGGGCGGTGCTGAACATGCTGGCGGTGATCACGCCAGCGCGAGCCTGCAGCCACTCGGCTGAGCCCTGAGTGCAATTCACGATGATCATTGAGGCGCCTCCAGCTTGGCTTTGTGAACGGTTACCGCAGTCTTCACTGTGGAATACCCGTTGGTGTCACCTGATGCTTGCAGGACTTTCAAGCTTGCCTGCCATACGTCCTTCAACTCATCCGGTGTGGTGGTCTGCCCGACACGCTCCAGGATGTCCGCGACGACCTGGGCGCGCATATCCTCCGTTTCTGAACCGTCCGAAGACTGCCCGTCGTCGTCGCGACTCTCGCCGGTCGTGATGTTCAGCAGCGCACACATCACGTACCGCTTGCCGTAGGTCGTGGATGAGCCCACCGCCTGAACGTCGTTGCGGCCCTTTCCGATGTCGGCCGGCAGGGTAATTGTCGTTTGCTCGCGGTGACCGCAGCGGTGCATCAAAATCCCTGTGACGCTGATCGACTTGTCCGCGTTCTCCACCTTGAAGGTGATGGCAAACCCGTGCTGCTGCATGATCGGCTTTAGGGTGTGAGTGATGTGGTCGAGCGTGGCGTAGGAGTTTCCTGTGTGCAGGTTTACCGCGCCCTCGAAAACCGTGGGGATGTTGCACTGCATTTCGGCCATCGCGGCGTTGAAAGCTTGCTCAGCCTCCTTGGCCTGCATGCGCTCATGCATGGCCAGAAGTCGCTCCATCTTCTCGATGTCGCAGGTTGGATCGGCGGCAGCACGGCTGATGACGGCCATGATGCTGTTGTCCATTGCTACCGGCGCGGGCACTTGGCGGCGTTGCTCCGGCATGATGATGTCGGTGGACATGCTGAATACCTCAGAATTGAATGGATACGTTCGGCACTTCGCCGCGGGCGATCTTCAGGACAATGGCCTTGGCCAACTCTTCGCTGATATTCATGCCGATCAAAGCCTGCTTGGCTTCGCCCAGGATTTTCGATTTGTGCGCTACGTCGGCCTGGCGCTCCTGCTGTTGGCGCAGGATTTCGTCTGCCGCTGCGTTCGCCCGGGCAACCTCAGCCAGTCGAGCCTGCTCCACGGCTTCCTCTTGTCGGCGGATGGCCGCGAGTCGGTCTTGCTCGGCGCGCTGTTCGGCAGCGACACGGCTTGCTTCTGCCTGGGCTGCCGCTGTGCGTGCCTGTTCGGTCTGTAGCTCCAGTTGCAGGCGTTGGCGTTCGGCGGCTGCCTCTGCGTCGAGCACAGCCTGTGCAGCGGCGCGCTGAGTGGCGGCGGCCTGGTCCAGCAGTTCCTGTTCACGCCGTGCGGCAGCTTCGCGCTCTGCCTGGGCCTGCTGCTCGGCCTGGAGCCGGGCCTGTTCGGCGGCTACCTGTGCAATCTCTGCATCGCGGTCGCGCTGGGCCTGTTCTTCGGCGGCGGCACGCAGGCGGGCCAGCTCTGCCTGCTCGGCCTCATACTGGATGCGCTCGGTGTGCAGGGTGCGCAGCTTCGCCAGAGTCTGGTCTTTCACCTGGGCGGCTTCGGGCAGGAACTCTTCCCATGTGTCGTTGATTTCAATGGCTTCGAGGTCGGCGATTACCCGGGCAACTACGGACGCCTGAGGTGTTGAGCCGAACAGCGCCATATCCTTTATCTGCTGGATACCTTCGTTGTGCTTGGCAACCCGCGCATCTTCGGCCGCCTGCCAATCATCCAGAGGCTGCCGAACTTCCTTCTGCCATGACTCCAGCGTGTCCCATACGCGCTTACGCTCGGCGTCGATCAGCTTCGGGATTTCCTTCTGTTTGGCGGATATCTCCTTGCCGACTGCCTCAAGTGCGGTTTTCGATTTGGCGATCTGGCGCGCCATCGAGGCATAAGCCTCGCGGCCTTTGCGCGTCTTGAGGTCTGGAAGCACTTTTTTGAATTCGTCGACCTTGGCACGGACCTGATCAAGCCATGGATCCAGGCCTTTCACCGTGCTGAACACGGCCAGGGCGGTTTCTTTCGGCGGCACGACGGCCAGTTGAGTTTCTGCGGACACGGGGAATCCTTGCCGCGATGCTCGCAGCGATTGAAGGTGATGGTTATTGGGTTATCAGGCCGCCGATGGCGGGGTCCAAGAAAACGATGGTGAGGAAGGTCAGACCAACGATGGCCGACAGAGCGCGTATGGCGCGGCGCCGGTGCCGCTGATGGGTGGTCACGCCTTTACTTCGTAGGCGACAGTCCACTCACCGCACAGGCAGGCCCGGCGGCTCCATGCCTCTACGTTTTCGATGCTGGCCAACGCAGCGTTCTGCATCACGTCCGCCCAGCTGGAACCCTTGAACACCATCAGCACCCGGTCGCCGGGCACTGCCAGATACTCGGGCAGTTCTTGAGCTTGCTCATCGATGAGCGACATCACTGGCGTGGTGGTCATGCGACGGCCCTCTTAAGCTCTGCATTGCGCTCGACGAACTTGGCGTCCAGTGCATCGCGGTAACGGTTGGCGGTAGGGGAGTCGACCAGATCGGCGAACTCGGCCATTTCGATCATGCCCATCACGAAGGTGCGGTCCGGTACTGGCGTGCACGACTTCTTCATCTTGGCGATTTCCAGGCCCAGGCGGGCGAGGGTGGTCGGGTTATTCATAGGTCATCATCCACGTCGTCTTCTGCTTCTTCCCGCTCTGCTGCTACCGCGTCGGCGGCATACGGCCTGAGCATGTCCATAGCGATACGCTCTGCGGCTTCGATGGGGCGGGTCTGGCCGATAAGGTCAGCTGCATGTCCGCGTGAATCTGCCTGGCCGCCAAGGATCGACGACAGAAACAGCCGGGCGAGTGAGTCGCGCTGGTCCAGGCCGTCGATCTGGCGCTGGTTCAGATGGCCTTGCAGGACAGTGCAGAACCGGTCGAACGTCACCACCTGCGCCTGGCCGTAGCGGCGCTTCCACTTGATGTCGACGCCGCATACCAGCCGCTCCGCCGAATGCTCAAGCCAGTCCGTAATTTCGTCGCCCTCGCTGACCTCTGGAGGCAACTGAGCGTCGTAACGCTGTTGGCACATCTTCAATGCTGCGTTCATGGTCGCCTCCAAGATAGCGGGTGTTTATTCAATGAAAAGCTGCTCGCAATCAGGCGTACCGACCAGCTTTCTTCGGTGTTGATTGACGCGGAGGTTTGGAGTAATGAGTGGGATATATACGCAAATGTGGCTTTTTTGATATCGTTTAAAACCCTAATTTCATGGACTTGAACAATGCCAACTTTTTTTGTTGAGAATTCGAACTTTGAAGCGACCGTCGACCATCTTCTAAAGCACGGCAGGTTCAATCAGCCGCCAGCTCGCGAAGAAGTCGAGGATCTGTTGAAGAAACAATTGAGTCGGCTATATCCCGCCACCCTTCAGGGTGATCCTGCTGAGCTGTGTGAGTGCGTCTTCCAGTCCGTTTTCTGTATGCCATGCCTTTCACATGAAAATGGTCCTGACGCTTACCTACTGAATTTGGTCTGCCGTCTTCGAAGTTCTGACGTAGTGGGATCAACGAAGATTTAACCAAATAACCTATTAGAATCCTTCGCTAGAGCAAGCAGGTGACCTGAGGATTAACGACAGGCTGTCGTACGCTGGCTGTTCAGTCGTCGCCTTTCGCTTCGATCATGTTTTCAATATCGGCGGCTTCCGGTTTCTTCCAGTTCTTGATCTGGCCTGTCTCCAGGTCGATGTTCAGGAACAGGTAGTCGCCGTAGTGCTCACCAGGGAAGAAGTCCGGTACGTATCCTGTGTAGGCTGCGACCTCTTCGCCCTGGGCATCATGAAGGGTTGCACACATCTGATCACGGACCTTTATGTAGGTGCGCAGCTCAGTCACATCGACCTGCACTGTTTTCTGCTGATTGATTTGCATGCTGTTGTCTCCGGTGATTTTCCCGCTGCCCACCGCTCTGGATGGGCATCAGTGAAAAGGTCCGTCATGCAATCAAAGATCCTTCGGCTCAAGCGCGTATTTGATCTTCAGGTTCTGCTCTGGTGAGTAGATCGGGTTGCAGGTGCTGCAGTGTCTGGCAACAGCTATCTCAATTCTGAATTGAGCCGTGTCTGCGGGGCGCAGGCAGTTCGGGCAATGCTCATCGTCCGAAGACTCAATTTCTGCGTGGCTCAAAATGCACCTTTGGGCGTCAACCTCCTCGTCGTGCGATTCTTCACAAATAGGGCAGAAGAACCTTTCAATGACGCCAGGCATGCAGCACTCGCGAGCCCCATCCTCATCATCGTGAAGCACGTTGCACGCATCGCACTCGTACTTGATCACCACTCCTTTAGCCATGGCCTATTCCTCGGTTGTCATCCCAAGCAGCCCTCGCAAGAAGGCTGCTCAGTGATGCTTTCCGCCGTGACCCGCTACTGGCGTCGGTCAACGGCTTGAATCAAATGTCACTCCAGCCGCGGGCCTTTCGGCTTGTTCTCCCGCTGGATAACTGTTCTTGGCGCTTTACGCTGCACGCCCGGGTCAGTTGCCAACCCTCTGAACCGTTTAGGCCGGTTCATCGCTGCCTTTGAATCTGGGCCGGTGGTGATCCGGCAAGAGGTGTCGCTAAAGAGCGTCGGGCTGTGAGGCCCTTCGCAGTAGCTGTGTGTCGCTGCGATGGAGTTAATTTAGCCTCAAGCTAAAATATCGTCAATAGCGCCAAGCTAAATATTTAGCGATGGGCGAAATTATCGCGATCCGCCAGGTCTCGCCGAGCCGATGTCTGAGGTCCATAAACGCTTTACGCGTCAGTTAGCAGTGAGCTATGATTTTTCCATTTGCTGTATGGATATACAGCATTTAATTGGGAGGGAATTTCATGGCAAAGAAGCAGGCGGCACTGGCAGCACGGCGGGAAATAAGCGGCATGGAGCGCCTTGCGCTGCGCGTCTCATCGATGATCAATCACCCGGTGGCGCAGGCGCAGCGTTGGGTGACGATCCATCGCCTGGACACGGATGGAGATCGGGAATGGGAGGAAGTGCTGGGCGTGATCTCCGACACCAACGAGCTTGAGCTAACGCTCAATGACGACGGCAGTGTGACGGTGAGGTGGGAGCAGCAGGAAGTCGAGGTGGCGGGGAGGGGAGAGGTCGAGCTTGAGACCGAACAGGAGTTGGCGCCTTTCTGATGGGCAACAAAAAGCCCGCTCGACGGCGGACTCTCTGTAATACCTGGGCGCTGGTCCTTCAGCGCCGCCAGTGTGCAACCGCGCGGATTGCCAACTCAATGGTGGCACGACGAAGGGTAGAAACAAGGAGCCGGGCGATGGGCCGCGCTTGAACCTTACTTTTGTTGATCGGACGGAGCTGGAGAGGGGGTAGCCTTAGGAGTTACCGGAGCAATCACCTCAGTAGCCGAAGTTCGATCACCTTTCCCGAGCGAAAATGCACTTAGCATGTTCGCAGTTAGCGCCGTATTGAATCCAGCGACTCCGAGCACGATTGCAAGGACTGTAGAGACTGCCGTGACAATCAGTGTGCTTTTCATTGAACCGATGCTGGATTTGGTCTCGCTATTATCTTTGCCGATTTGGGCAAGCACTGCGTCCAACCGCCTGTCGCGTTCAGCCTGGACCGCCAAAAAACCTTCAATTTTTGAAGACACAGCCTCTATACGCGCATCCATCTTAACTTCGATGGTCTCGAGTTTTGCGTTGAATTCTTCGCGAGTAATGTCATTCATTGTTTGAGTATCAGCCGATTGATCCATTTTGTCACCCTGAGGGGACCTGGTGGCTTTTGACCTGGCTTGTGAATTTAGGCCGCTCAGAGCTGCGCGCTCTAGGTTCTCCCTTAACGACTCGAGAGTAGATGTAAAGGGAGCCAAGCCTAACGGGCTTGTATCAAAGCCAATCGGACCTTCCCGTTTTCGCATCGACATGCCGACCCAATCAAGCGTCGCAATATCTGGAGCGTGCTTTTTTGGTGTCGAAGATGAGGCTGCTATTGCTTTGCCGTAAATCTCCCCGAAGTCCGACTTACTTAGCATCTTCAGTCTCGCCCAAAGCGGCTTTAACTCCAGGATCGTAAACAGCCATCATCCTTACAAAAAAACAGTTTTTGCAGATCATCGTGACGACTGGAAGCCCCACCATGTACATAGAGCCGTCGATTTGACCCCAAGGAATTGCACCCAAAGCGACTTCTCCAGACGTAGGAATAGTCCAGTCTTCTGACTGACAAAATGGGCATTTTGCCGTTTTCGTTTTCTCAGCGATAAATTTGTCTAGCTTTTTAAGATCTACAGAAAATGTTACGTCAGCAGTCATTTCTACCTATTCCTTTTCGGTCGATCACGACTAGCACAGCTCGCAAAAATAATGAAAAACTACCAGGCGTCAGGTTTGATCTGGTGGAAGGACGGGGGTTATACCGGCTGTCCGTTCCAGACGTAAAGCACCCGGGCCAGGATGTGGGTGTCGTCCACCCGGATGTCCTCTGGGTCGTGGTGCTTGTTGTCCGAAATCATCTTGAAGCGCTCCTTTCCTTTCTTCTGCAGACGCTTCACGTACAGCATCTCGTCGTGAGAGAAGAGGTAGATGCCGTCGCCGGTGAACTCCCGGATCGTGATATCGACCAGCAGTGGGTCGCGGTCCTTGATCGTCGGGGCCATTGATTGCCCCCATCCGGTGATCATCTTGAGGTGGAAGTGTTCTTTGAAGGTGACGCCCAGGTCGCGTAGATGCTTTGGGCTGACCCTTATGTCCTGGAGCATTTCCGGGTATTCGTGCGGGATCTGCCCGCCACCCATCGCTGCGCGTACGTCATAGTGCGCAATCCACACCTCGTCGCCTACCTGGCCAGGGCGAGAGAAGTCGACGGTAATGACGTTACTTGTCTCGTCAGCCGCCGCGATGATCCGGTCACGAGCAGTGCTCGTCAATCCTTTGACCCTAGAAAGCATCTGCTTTATCTGGTCCGCTGCGGTTTGCGCTGACGCCTCACCTGGGTCGTCGCCCGATATCTGATCGTCGCCCAAAGTCATCGACTCGCCCAGAGATATGGAATCGAACCAACCTCTGGGCAGCTTCTCGATCGCCTCAATTCTCCGCGCTACGTCGTCTCCCAAATTCTTCGCAGTCTTGTCCGACAAAATCTGGCTCAGGTGCGCAGGGGCCATCCCCCAGCGCTCAGCGCATGCGCCTTTCCGCTGGGTTCCTATGAGGCTGATCAGTTTCTGCTTGCGAATCGCATAAATATCCATGCGGGCAAGAATGCCAGCGTTTAGCTCAATGCTAAATGTGCTCAAAGCTAAATATTCCTTGCTGATATATTAGCCATAAGCTAAATTTCTCCTATGTTTAAGGAGAGATCCCATGAATGACCATCTGCGTGACTGGCTCGCCAGCGCTTCAAACGAACGGCGCCAGTCAGTGGCTGCTGCTGCCAAGACGACGGTAGGGCACCTGTGGCAGCTGGCAGGCGGTCACCGAAAAGCCTCGGCCGACCTGGCAGAGCGCCTTCAGGACGCATCAGGTGGAGAGATCACCATCGCAGGTTTGCGACCGGATCTTCTCGACTTGGCGCACAAAGTCCTACGCGGCGCCGCCTGACATCCCTGTCCGCCGTTCCATTGAAGCCAGATTAGAAGAGAGCAGCCCCCATGCAAACGTCCAGTTCCAGACACACCGTACAAACCCGTGATCAGGTTCTGGTTGCTCATGCTCAAAACCAGATCGCCCGCACCAGCCTGAGCCAGGACGACTTCGCCCAGGCGTTGAGCCGTGAGCTGTACCTGTCGATCCCTGATCGCGCCAAGAAGAAAGACGTCCCGGACTTCAATTCTGCTGAGCTGACCGGCGACGTGAATGAGTTCGTGAAGGCGACCGGCCGCTGGCTCAAGCGTGTTCAACGCTGGCTGAACGGCGATCAGGAAATGCCGTCCTGGCTGGAAGAGTCGTGGGTGAGCGCCCTTGAGCCTGAATTCCGCGACCACTGTGTGAACGAACTGGCCAGCCGCCACGGGCTGACCGGCGCCCGCCAGATGACCAGCGACCAATGCGCCAACAAAAGCTTCGGCGCACTGATTCGCGCCCTGGGCGATGTGATCGACACCGGCAGCGAAGTGTTCGACGACCAGGTGATGTGCGAACTGGACCTTCCGCACTTGCCAGCGTTCGCCAAGCAGTGCCGCCAGGTTGAAGCGAAGGCGGGGGAGTTGGGGCGCCGCGCGGAGCAGTTGCTCGCGGCGGCTCGTCCACTGAAATCCATAGCCTGAAATGCAGACACAAAAAAGCCGACGTTCGAGGTCGGCTTTTTCTACAGCGGTAAACAACTGGAGCGAATCATGCACCAACACACCGAATCGATCAATAGCCCCAACAATCTCGCGCCACGTTTTTCGCAATCAGAAAACGTGGCGCGCGGAGTTTCAATGTCCAGCCTTGAGCTGGTGGACTTCATCAACTCCAAGCGCGAAAAGGGCCAGCCGACACTGACGCACAAAAACCTGATCGCCAAAGTGCCGCGTGTTCTTGGCGCCGATCAATCGGCTAAATTTTCAGCCGATTACCTTGATGCCCGTAGCCGCGTACAAAAGTGTTTTGTGTTCCCCAAGCGTGAAGCCTGTCTGATCGCCATGTCGTACAGCTACGAGCTTCAGGCATTGGTGTTCGATCGCATGACGGCGCTTGAGGATCGTGAGCGCGCCCGCGCACTGCCAAGCAATCCAAAGATCATCGGTGAGCTCGCCATTCTGGAGTGCTTCGACCGCCTGCTGAAGCCCGCTCCCTCCAGCAAAATGCTGATGCTGGCCAAGATCGCCGCCAACAATGGCCTGGATGCCAAATTCCTCCCAGGCTATGCCGTGGACGCCGCGACAGATGCCGCTGGCGGATCTTCGATGCCGACTAAGGCAATCACCGCCCTGATCAAAGATCACGGCATTGCCAGCACAGCGCGCGGCTTCAATCTCGCACTGGAAGCCCACGGCTTCCTCAAGGCTCTCCAGCGCAAAAACTCCAAGCAAGAAATGGTCGACTTCTGGTCCGTGACCGAGAAGGGCATGGCCTACGGCAAGAACCTCACCAGCCCTCAATGCCCCCGCGAGACGCAGCCTCACTGGTACGTGGATCGCTTTCTTGAATTGGCCGCTAAGGTCGGGAAGGCCTGACATGCAATACACCGTCACGATTAACCAGGTGAAGGCGCTGGAGTGGGGGCTGAATTCTCAGCAGGCCCTGCTGTTCGCCTTCGTCTACGGCTGCCCGAGCTGGACCAAGCCAATCAAGACCGACGACGGGATCT